CATCAGGAGCAGAAGGATCTGCAACAATATCAGCAGCAGTTGATAACATAAAGTCATCAGCTACTACTTTGACTCCGCCTTGTTCCACTAAAGAACCAACTCCTCTAGAGGAAACGCCGAGTTTTACACCTTCATCCAAAAGATTTTTTGCAATTTTGCCCATTGGAGTTTCTAAAATCTGAGCCTTACCAATAAAGTTTTTCCCTTCTGGATATAAAGAAATGATTTTGTGAGAAACTCTGTCTAAATTTACAGATGGTCCATCTGGATGACCCAACTCACCTAAAGCTCGACCAGTCTTGACATATTGATCATTGTATCTTTTAACTTCACGATCTAAAGTTTCATAACGATACATTCTACCGTTACGATTCTTCATTTCAGATTGAAGAAAAATTCCTTCAATATAAAGTCTTTTCTTTCCGTTTTTTTCTTCTGTGAGGATTTGAATTTCCTCAATTTGTTCCGTAATTAGCTTCATGGTTATGCGTTTGAAGTGATTTGAATTTGTGAAATTTGTGCATAACCACTTGAAGATCCTAATGTTGTAACGACAACAGATCTCCTCACATTAGCTTCACCAGTAAATGCTGCAGCTGCAGAAGTGTTGTGACTTACAGTGACCGATTCTAATCCTGGAATTGCATTTACTGATGTTACTAAAGCATGAGTGCAGTTATAATTTGTAACTGCGGCTCCAGTGACAGTAACATAATCTCCAACAATAAATGGATTTCCGTTATTTACGGAAAAAACATATGTCGTTGATGTTCCAGTAGTTGCTGTGGAAACAACTGAAGAAGCAACTCTTTCTTTTAGAACAGTGACCCCAGCAGAAGGAATAAAATAATCACTTTGAGATGCAATTACTGTTGAAGTTGACGCAACCCCAACATGAGCTGCCACAGAAGTAGCAATTCTCAAATACCCAGTTTGGAGTGAAATGGGAGCAGAAGTAGCTCCAACACCAGATAAAATTGAAACAGTTGTTCCTGTTCCTACTACTTTATGAGCCATTATTCTTCCTCAGTTGTTTCTAGTGGTGAACTTCCAAACATGCTTGCAGCAACATAGGGTTTAATCTGCTCAATCTTTTCGGATGATTTTGAAAACAACATAGATTTAATTGCATCAGAAATGTCTGAAGGTGAAGAATCAGACATTATCATTGTAATAAGTTCATTATCCATAAATTTATTTTAATAATCTAATATTTATTTATATTTTGCCACCTTTGGGCATCTTCATTTTTGGAGATTCTTCTCCACCTTGAGCTTCAGTTTCAGATCCAGAAATACTAGGTTCTTCCATATTTTGACCTAGACTCATTTCTTCTTGACCAAAATCTCCACCAGAACCATCCATTGGCATGCCTGTCATTGGATCAACTGGTGGTGGAATAATTCCCAATTGTTTTTCGAAATCAATTTGTTGATCGATTTCAACAATTTCTTCGTCAGACTGACGAAGAACCTTTCTTCTTACATAATCCACAGAGTAATATTTGCCAACATATGGTTCCAATGTTGCAAGAAGTGAGAGTCTTTCATTCATCAATTCTGCTTCTTTTAATTCTGCAAAATGATTGTCATAGAGAAAATCATATTGAATATGATCACTCATATATTCCCAATCTTCTGGAGTAATAATATTTTTTAGAATCAATTGAGTTTTAAGCATATCATGGAAGATATTACTAAATCTCTTTCTAAGTCTCCCTACAAATTTAGAGAACATTAATTCATCACGGAGAATTTCGGATGAACGACCTAGATTAAATCCATCGTCACTTCCAATTCTAGATTCTGGTACGTTTAGTGAACGATATAGTTTCTTTTGGAAATATTCTACGTCAGTTAATTCTCCCAAATTTTGTCCGCCAGGAAGTGTAGTGATTTCAGTTCCTCTGCCACCTTCGCGGCGAGGTAACCAGAAATCTTCAAGCATTGACATATGTTTTTTGTCATCACGAATCTCACCAGTACTTGCGTCATAAACAAGTTTGTTACGATAACGAGACATTACTTCTTTTAGGTACTGTTCCGCTTTTACTTTAGGGAGATTACCTACATCGATATAGAAAATTCTACGTTCTGGAGCACGAGATAGTCTATAGATAACCAGTGAATCTTCAATCATTCTTAACTGGTTGAGTGCCTTGATTGCCTTATGTAGATATGATAATGTAGTTTGTTTATTTCTATCAACTAATCCAGAACTTACATATGTAATTGCATCTTTTGCAATTTTAATACCTTGGCCATATGCAGTTCCAGTTTTTAATCCATTAACTTGACTTCCTGTGCCGGTTTGTGGAGTATAAACAAAATACTCCTCAATTTCGGGTGAATTATATTTTGATAGTCCCGAATCAACATTCAAAGATGCACTACTTCCAATTTGAGTTAGATTATTTTTTTTAATTTCCCTGATATATTTAATCTTCATGGCATCAATATATCTAATCTCTTTGATGCCTTCCTCTGGTCTCTTAAGGTCAATTACTTTGTGGTAATAAATCCTACCATCAATATACCAATTCCTAAAAATTTCATGGGCTTTTTTGTCAAAGTCCATGATTTCTTTTAGATATTTAAATTCTTGTCTGATGATATTTTTAATTTCATCACTAACTTCTAAATTTGATAACTCAATCTCTACAGGAGAATCATTTAAATCCGAAACAATTGCTTCATTCACAACATGTTCAATTGCAGTATCGCACTCTGGATGAAGAGACATTTCTCTATATCTCTTCAGTAAATCATATTCGGTTCTATAAACTCCTTCGATATCTACATATTGCCCATAAAAATTACTGGCAACATAATAATCAGCCCCGTCCTCGTTAGTTCGAGGAACAGGGCTGATTGTAGTATCGGATTTGATATCACCGTCATTAATTAAAAATCCGAATAATTTAGCCATTACTATATTGTGACTTTACTTCTACTATTTATAGGAGATCTCTAGCACCATTAGGTCCTTCTTTCAGTGCTTCCCACCAATTCATCTGGAATTCAACTTGATATTCTTCAATAGAATCAGTTGTGTCATATGAAAGATCAATAGCAGTAATATTAGTTGGAAAAGCTCCATATAACTTATAAGTTCTTAGGATAGGCATGTTGCCTCCAGTAGGACCTTTTTTATAAGGTGCTCTTCCTAGTTGATATACAAGAATTTCTTTTTGATAATCTGTTGGATTAACAAATCCAGAAGTATCTGCGTGTTTATTGATACCATTCATCCACTTTTCAAACATTCTTCTAATACCAAAATCAGTATCGTTAATGACAGTAATAGTCCAACTATCGAATGTTCTGTCTCCAGCTACGTTTAGAGTTCTTCCTCTGAATGGAACTGGAATCATGCCAAGTGTAGAAGCTGGTAAAGCAGCAGTTTTTACCAACATTCTCAATTTATCGTCAAAATCCTTAACACCGTCTGGTTGTGCAAATCTTGGAACTGGAATTTCACATTCAAATAGATTTGGTCTAGCTCCACCACCAGTCAGTTTAGATTTAAATGAATCTAGAGTTCTGTTCTTTAATGGAATGTTCTGATTAGACATTTTTAAAATTCTCCTTTAATTTTTAGAATCTACCAACAACTTCTTCGAAGCTGATTCCAGTTCTCGTGGCAACAAAAGTAAGTCCAATGAAGTTAATTGTACGAGCTGGTTTGACATAAACGTCTGCTACAAACTCGTTTCTATCAATTACATCTGGAGTATTGTTTGTTTCATCGCAAATTAATAGAAATTCAGTAATTCCTCTTTTAGCTTCAATGTCTCTCAAGTATGGTTCTACTTGATTCACAAACGATGATCTTGTAAATTCATCATTAAATTCAAAGAGGAATGATTTGGAGATATTTGAAATTACAGATTCGATTTCTAAGAACAATCTTCTAACATTAATTCTGTCAAAAGCTGTTGAATATGTTACCGATGTTTTATCTCCAAAGAGGATAGTTCCAGTAGATTTATTGTATACTACTGGGTTAACACCATTGATATACAGTTCATCTCTTTGAGTTTGATTTGGGTTATATGCTAACTTGATTGCATTTAAAATTTGACCCCTTTCAGCTCCAGCAGGAGAATACCAACTTTGATAATTGATGGATGTTCTTACCATCAATCCAGCTACATCTGGATTGCAAGCTACATATCTAAATTTTTTATTAAATCTATCATAGATGTACTTATAACCAGAATCAAAAATTGCATAAGTGCTGTTATTTACACCATTAAAGAAAGAAACAATGTTTGTTGTTTTTGCATCTGATGTAATATTTGGATTGATAACATCATTACTAAAAGCAGAAGCTACCACAATACAATCTTTTCTAGACTCTGCAATTGCAATTAATTTATTGATCTTGGCTTGAGATTCTGGTATTGTAGATTTAGAAGGTCCACAAATTAAGAAATCTACATCCTCTTCTTCTGGATTTGATACCAAATCATAAGCATCGGATAAGTTGGATAACGATGCAGTATAATCATCAACTCCACCAGTTAAGGTGAATACTTGATTTCCAATTACATTATAATGTAGAGTAGTATTTGATAAAATCTCTGTTCCCCAGAGATTAGCTGCAGTAGTTACACCAACTCTAGATCTTACTCCATCTTGAGGAGCTCCTGCAAAGATATAATTGGAGTTTGATACTAGAAGTGGTTTATAATAATTAGTAGCTCCCTGGTCTGTAGCTTGTGGGCACTTAGATACGAAAGTAAACTTTTCTACTAAATTTCCAACGATTCCAGTTGTTGATCCAGAATCATCAATGACTGCAATATGAAAAGCATCATTAGATGAATTTCTTGATCGTACAAAATTAGTAGTTCTTGGTTTTGGAGCAATAGACTTCCAGAAAATATTTGTATTGTCTAAAACAATTTTTTGTTGATCGTACCAATCTTTTGTTGTGTATGTCGTTTGGTCAATTGTTTCTGAATAGTTTGCATTGGCATTGAAGTAAACCGTTTCAGTATCTTTTAACTCAAAATTACTATTTGGTTTATATTCAATATCAACAGTTGATGTTCCAGATCCAATTCTCACATAGTTCCATTTAACTGATGCTTGAGATGCTTCAATTTCAGTAACAATACCATTCAAGACTGTTGATGTATTAAATACAGTGGTAGATCCAATTCCAGCGGAAGTTCTTGGTGCAGTCATTGCAAAAGTAACCGCAGATCCAACTTGAATGTATGAAGTATCAATACCAGTAATAATTTGATCAGCGGCATCGTCAATAACACAAACTTTTAAATTATTTGCCCAAATTCCTGGGTTTCTTGCTGACCATTCCCAAGTTAAAGATGCATTGTCAATATAATTTTCGTTGTAGTCTGTGGTATTCTTAACTTCTACTCCAGACACTGCAGTAGTAGCTACACCAACAGAGTTTGATCCAATAAACTTGGATACGTTTGCTGAACTATGTGTGTTTGAACTTGTTCTTACTACCTTTACAATCCCACCATAAGATAGGAAAGTTTCTGCCGCATAGTAATACTCATATTGGTCTCCATTATTTTTTGGTTTTCCAAAAGTTCTAACTAATTCATCTTCATTTCTGATAGTTACGACTTCTTCAATTGGACCCTGTTCAAATGGTCCAGCAATTACTCCAATGAATTGATTCTGTTCTAAAGGTGATCCTTTTGTAAGATCAACCTCTTTTACAACAATTCCTGGTGATGCCAACCCTAATCCTAGTGACATGTCTTACCTCTAAGAGATCATTTACTAACTAAATCTATTTAGGATTTTTTATTTTTTTAACGATATTCCCACATGTAACTACGATCTCCATATTCATCAACGTTCCACTTCTCAGAATCATCAACTATTAACCATCGATCTCCATTTTGATCGATGACTACAGTTTCTTCTTCCAGTCCATCAGAAATAAATCCAAAAGGAGCCATATCTTGTTCAATTTGATTTTTTTGTTCATCATAAATTCTCTTGCGAACATCATTATCGGTCATCTCCTTAAAATAAGGTTGAACAACTAACCAAGAGAAAATTACAAGACACATTGATAAGTCATCATTTGCACCCTCTTCAGCTTCAAATGATTGGTTTTTTTGAACGAAAGTTGTCAGTTCGGAAATAATTTCATAATCATTGAATAGTAATTTATCATCTTCCACTAATGTTTTTAAATTTGAACATCCAATTTTTTTGACAGTCTTGGACATTTTTAGTCCAAGTTGAGATTTATTTCCAGAAAATCCTTGACCAACAATCTGACCTGCTCTACCACGCATGGCACACATTAATATGTGATCATACTCAAGATCGAAATGTAAAATATTTGCTACCTGTTCTCCAATATCGTTAATCTCAATTAAGACATACGCTTTATTGTATGCTTCTGCAACTTCCTGGATAATGTTTGGAAACAACATTGGTTTGATTTGATTATTCCTATATTTTCCTACAACTCTCCAAGGAAAACTTGTTATATCGAAGACAATAAAAGCTGAATAGTCACTCTCAACACCCCTTGCAACGTCGGCTGTTATGATATAATGATGTTCATCTTTTGGATGTTCATAAATGTCTAGACCTTTGTTTGATTTTATTGGATTGTCAAAAACAAGTGATCTTAGTTTTGATGATGAAATGAGAGTATCTGATGATCCGAGAAAGTCACACTCAAACTCCTGTTGGAATTGTTGTGGAGATGTGTTGGCAATAGTTTGTTCTTTCCACTTATCATCTCTACCAGGAACTTCACTCCAATGAACATCTGTTGGAATATATTCGTTTCTCCCCCTTTCGGCGTCATGCCATAGTCGGTAAAAGTGATTCATCCCCTTGGGGGTTGAAACAATAATTACTTTTGTTGTTTTACCAGATGAAATTGTTGGGTATACTGAGGAAAAGAATTCATCAGCGATATGATTGGGGATGAATGCAAATTCGTCCAAGAAAATAATGTTGAATGACATTCCTCGGACTGCAGATGCTGATGTGGATGCAGCAATAATCTTAGAACCATTTTCCAATTCAAGTGATGCTTTGTTCCATACTTGAACACCTTGTTGCATCCACTTTGGCAGATTCTCATACGCAAGTTGCAATCTACCTAAGAGATCTTTTGCAGTTGAAGCTTTGTTTGCAAGAATACCAACGTTTACATTGTCATTGAAAACAACATAATGCAATAAGTAAGACACCACAGTAGTCGATTTTCCAGACTGACGTGGCATCTTACATATATTAAATCTATTACTATGAAAATTATTAACTAACTTTTCTTGAAATGGGTAGATATCAAAAGGTATTAAGCCATGATCTAGTGAAACAATTTTAATATAGTTTTTTGCAAAGTAAACTGGATCATTTTTGCATTTTATAAATTCAATGACCTGTTCCTCAGTAAATTCTATGGGAACATTGGCTTTTTTTAGATTGGGATTACCTAAGTATACTGTATCTTTACTCATTTACTCTTTTTAAATCTTTATCCAACTCATGCATACTATTTAATCTCTTTTCCCAACCTTTCCCATCAGTGGTTCCTTTTTTTGGATTGATGCAAGTTTCATCTCCGAATTTGTCACAAACTAAACTTGCTAGTTCTGATTCATTTCCTGGTTTATTTGAACCAGTCCAATAGTGTTGATTATCAATCCATGTAGCCCCACACTTAGGGCAGGTTTTGGTGTTCATTTGTCTTACCTTGAGACGGCAATCCTATTATATAGACAAAACCAGATTTGGCATGTATTGAAATGAACACTTTATAGTTCGTTTTTAATTAATAACATATCAAAAGCAGCAGTAACACGAGAATTATTTCCTCTTGTAGTAGTTCTAACATCAATATCGGAATGTTGTGGTAATTCTATTGGAAATGCAAATTTATAAAAGTATTCTCCACCCGCACCATTTACCTCGAAAGTATGTCCTACTCTAAATGCTTGACCAATAGTATTATATCTAACCATCATAAAACCAGTTGCATCACCACCTGTTTGAATAGTGCATACTCCTTGATATAGATATCCAGTATAACCATTGGGAACAGTGTAAACCGACATCAAAGTTTGCCCCAATCCAGCAGAAATTCTTAAAACTTCTACTCCCCCTCTCGAAAAATTTAATTGACCAACATTGTTTGTTCCAGTTTTTACAAATGCTCTGAATACTCTTTTAAAAATTTTAGTTCCTGTTACAGTTCCTGCACTTGATAATGTAAAGTCTTCTTCAATCAAGTCCCAATTTGAATCTAATCCAATTATTGTGATCACTTTTCCATCATCAGACGCACCAACTTGCGCTGCGACAAGAACTCCAGGAGTATCAAATGCACTCCAAGGATACAAAGTATCTGGTTTATCCCATACTGTTGCAGTGGTATTGATAGATTGAATTGGAGTTGCACCAAACTTATGAAGTGTTGATGCTCCTCTTACTTTCTTACGAGCAACATTCAAATCAAATTGTTCATCCCAAATATAATTTTTAAATCCCATAATTTATACCCAATCTAATTTTGCTGGATGATATCTTTTTACGTTCTTGATGTTTGTATTATTTTGTTCTACTGGATAAATGTTATGGACAATTGCACCTGGATATTCCAATTGAAGTTGTTCACCCAACTCTTGTTTTGTTGGTAATCCAGACTTAGTTTCAAGTTCTAATCTATAAAGATTTCCTTGCCATACTACATCAGCAAGATAACTCTCACCAACCTCTTGTGGTTGTTCTGGTTGCGAGTTGATATAAAGATTTCCGTTGAAATCTCCAGATATATTTACTGATTCGGATAAAAATTGATTGAATGATTTCATTTTAGTTGCAGTTCCAACGACGGAGAGCTTTATTGATTCTTGAATCTGGATCTCTTGCAGTTTCGGCTGAGGTTAATCTTTTCTTCATTCCTCCCATTCTTGCACAAAATGATTTGCGACGAGATGCTCTTTTTCCTGTTGGATTCTTTTCAGTTACTGCAGTTTGTAGTTTAGAACCTGGATTTTCACGACGATACTTATTTACTGTTGATTGGCTAAGACCATCAACTCCATCTTTACGATTTGCTGACTGCCAATCTTCTGTAGTAAATTCTTCTTTTTTTAGATTTTCTGCTCTTCTTGCAGCTTTACTGCCTTTTCCTCTAGGTAAAGTATCTTTTTGTGGCATTCCATAAGATCCCACATTACCTCCCCCACCACCAAAAGTTTTTACTCCTTGTTTTTTAGTTTGACCTTTTTGTGCGTGAACTTGTTTTGGAGCTCTACTTTGACCTTTTTCTGAGGCAGATCTGGAAATAGTTCCATACTCATGTGATGGGTGTGATTGAGATTTCCCAAGTAACCATTTTATTTTTGAATTTTTTCTGAACTGATTTGGCTTACCTTCTGTTTTTTTTAATAATTGCTCTCCTTTTTCTCTTGCTTTGCCTTGCAATTCTTCACCAATTACTCCAATATTGAGAAGATAGTTCTTTCTTCTCTTTTCTTTATCTGGATCTAAAACAATTGCAAGAGCTTGTTCTGCAAAATCTTCATATCTTCCCAAAACCGCCTCTTTGATATCAATCTCTTCAGAAGTTACAAGAGTTGGTTTTGTCGTATCAATTCTAGAAGGCATGTATGCGTTCAACACAGCGCCTGGATATACTTTTCTGATAGCATCCTCAACATCTTTTCTTGATGGAGTTGTTGAAGTTGGGAAAAATGTTTGGAGATTGTAAGTTGATCCATGCCAAGTTAAAATAATTGTGTAGGTTCTTCCATATTGTTGAATTTTATCAATATTTTCTTTTACGCAATTAGGAACCATTTTTTTTCCTTTCTTCTTCATGCCAAGTTGTTTGTATCCAACCCAACAAGCTTCTGAAACTTCCTCATCGCTTGACATATATTCAGCAGCAGTATCAACGAAATCAGCTGCTCTGGTAATTTTAGATTGAACCCAAGCAGGTAATTGCATCTTTGGATTCTTAATAACTCGTCTCAACATTTCAATGGATCTTTCCATTTGATCCAATTCAAGATTTACCATATATCCTTCATCATCAACTTTTTTTCCAGAAGCAATTTCTTTGTGATCTTCTGGAAAAAAATGTTCAGACTTATTGCCCCAATTTGAAGCACCTGCTTTACGACACTTTACAAGTGCTCCAGATGCGTAAGCAGAAGGCCAGACACTATAACGAGACTTAACTTTCTTATAGCAAGCGTCTTTTTTTCCACTACCTTTTCCCTCTTTGTCAGACTCCCCAATCACATATTCATCGGCAAGTGGTAAAGATGGTCCAGAAAGTTTTCTTTGTGCAGCAGCCTTTTCATTTGGATTGGTAGTTCCAGTAGCAAGATTTCTAATTTTTTGTTGTTTCTGTGCAGATTTATGCCCAGCAACATCAATAGTAAAACTTTGTTCTTGCATTTTTTTTCTTCCTTGACAATGAGCTCTTTGGGAAAATCCCTTGGGATTATCACAATCTATAGATCTTTTATATTTATCACTCCAATCTTCTTTGACATCTGTTGAAACATAAGTTGGTTTTGCAGCTCCTGATTTTGATTGTTGTCCAGGATCTGCTGATTTCTTTCTTCTCGATGCAGACAGTCTTTCGGATTTTGTCATACTTGCTCTTTTTGAGGAAGAAACACACTTTGGTGTTCCCTCTCCTGGCTCATCACTAGCACAAGTTCCACCAGTAACTACATTTACCCAACCAGGTTTTCCATCTTTAGATCTTGATCCTTTAAACCACTGATGTAGATTACCTTCTTTTACTTGTTCTGCTTTTTTCAAACGAGTATAATAATCTGGAAGTTCTTCTATATGTTGAAGTGCAGTGATTCTTGCTCCAGACTTACTAGTTGTATGTTCGCCTTCAACTTTGGTGCCAACTTTTACTTGTTTCATAATTTTATCCAAAGAAACCTTATGTTTCTTTGCAATCTCTTCAGGTGACTTATATGGTTTTACTGGTCCTTCTGGATCTTTTTCCTCTTTCATGGAACAATCTTCCATCCCATGTTTAGGGCACATCTTTCCTTTTGGAGTTTTGTTACACTTTGAGTGTGAACAACCACAACTTTTTTCCATCTGTTAAGTTGATCTCTTAATATTTATTTCTAAATATATTTAGAGAATCACTCTATAGTCATGTATATCTTATCAAAACAAGATATAAACAAGTTGATTGTGGCTTGCAATAAGATGATATTGAATGTTACAGATAGACAAGTAAAAAACGAATACTCTCACTTAATTAATAGATTGGTAAGTTACAAAAAAGAAAATTTTCCAAATTAATATTATTTTATTTCTGGAAGCTTTCCATTTTTAAGAAGCTTTGATAATTCGGAAGTTGACCCCACAAACAATGCATTTGTTACGTTATTTGGACCTTGATAGTTGTTGTCAAGGTCCTTCATTTGTTTATGCAAATTCATTAACTTATCTGTAACATCTCCAATGTTTTTTATAAGTTGACCTGCAACTTCATATGCTCTTGGATGTTGTGAACTATCAGCAACCTCTAAAATTCCATTTACAGCCTCTTGACCCTTTTCAATTAAAGACAATAACTGACCTCTAGTATATTCGTAGTCTGTGGTTATTTGATCGTCTTTTTGTTTCTTGGTTTCTTGGGGCACTATATCATGTTCAACTTCAACAATAGAAGTTTCTATATTTAAAGATTGACTAATCTTATCAAAAGATTTTGACATAAATTACAAATCCTCAAGTATTGCAAATTCTTCATTAAATCCAAAATCATCTCCAGGTTGAACTAAAGCATCATCAACAGTATTAATAACATTATCACTATTATAATCCTGTTTTGCTTCTGGAGTTACTGAATATCTTACTGTTTTTGATCTTGATGGTAGATTTCCATAATCCACTTGAACTTTTTTGATGAGACCTTCTGTGGAATCTGCAACTGGTCCAAAAATAGATGTTTTAGCAGTAAACAGTAAAGTGTGAATAATATATCTTCGATCATCAAATGATCCAACATAATTATCTTGAAAAGAAATATTTTCCAACTGAATTGGAACGTCTTTCTTTTCTCCGATTGATGATATAAAATCAATTGTTATGTTTAGTGATGGTTGAAAATAAGGTAAAATTTGCTCAATAATTTGTAAAGAATCGTCATTTAACTTTGTAATAATATTCAATTCATATTGAACATTATATGGAACTGGCATATAAACTTTTATCTTATTGCCATTATTTTTAGTTGTACTAAAATTTTGTGTAATAGATGATTTTCTAGTGGCGTCATATTGCAGTCCCCTCATTTCAAACGACATTCTTGGAAGCGTCAGAGATGACTTTCCTGCAAGATCTGGCTGTTGTTCAATTCTTGCGAGAAATTTTTGAATTGGTCCATAAGCTAGAGGAACTTTCAACATGCTAGCGTTAGTTCCATCTGGGTTTTTGTGAACAATTCTTATATTATTAAATAAAGTTCCAAACCCGATTGTTGTTTTCTTAAAAATTTCGTGATAAAAATAATCGCCTAACATTAAAATCTACCTCCCATGTCTCCATATTCCCCAAAGGGATTTCTTTCAGTAAAGTCTAAAATATCATTCGCTTGGAATTCTATTTCTTCGTTTTGTCTATACTCATTACCATATTTAGTGCCATCCATATCATGGGATTCTTCTATTTGAGAAATAGTATAATATCCAGTATTCCCAATTCCTGGAGATTGTAATAAAGTATTTGAACCATAAATTACTTCTCCTAATTGGAACTTTCCACTTACATTTGAAACATATAAAATCTTCGTATCATAATCCCAATTTTTAACTATCGCAGTTACTGAACTTGCTGACCCAGTTACGGTTTCTAGTGGAGAGAAATTTCCAGTTCCAACTCCACTTGAAGATGATATGGAAATAGATGGAGTAGTTGTATATCCAAAACCAGCATTTAATAAGTAAATATTAGTAACAATTCCAGATGTTACTTGTGCTTGTCCAATTGCAGATTGTCCAGATCCAACATTTCCAACAAATGTTACGGAAGGAACATTAATGTAATTGGAACCACCACTAGTTATAGTAATAATACCAACAGAATTTAAGGTGCTAATTCCAGCAGTTGCCGCAGCTCCAGTTCCACCACCACCAATAAATCTAATTAACGGTGGTCTAGTGTATCCATATCCTGGGTTTGTTATAATAACTTCGTTGACTGAATATTTTCCAGAAGAAGATCTAGTCATGGAAGCAATACCAGAAGCATTTCCTCCACTCGGAGAAGTTGATATTGCTACTGTTGGTACGCTTGTATAATTATATCCTGCAGATGTAATATAAACATCTACAAGAGAACCAGTTCTCAATGATGTTATTGCAGTTGCTGTAGATCCAATTCCAACTAAGGTTAGTTTTAACAAACTTCCTTTGGTTAAGAAATTATCATCAATATCATCAATTCCAGTATTAATAATCTCGTCTTCATATTCAAATGGTTCACAGCGCAATTCGTAAATATATAATTTGTTTAATTGATAAAACTCAGTTTCATGTTCTACAAATTTAATTTCATAGATGATATCTGAAAGTGGAAAATATATTAAATCCCCCTCCGCAGGTCTTGTCGATAACTTTATTTGAGGATTTGAAGTGAGAAATGGGGAAATAAAATCTTCATATCTTTCTCTCGAAATTGCTAGTGACAATTCATCTTTAGATTGCACTCCAAACTTTGTAAGTAAATCTCCAGATCCACCAAATCCTTGATAACTCATTACATATGCTTCTATAGCATATCCCTCATCAAATTTTGCAAGGATATTTTCTTTGATGACAGTATTTGTGGTCACATATTTTCGAGGGATGTAAATAATTTCTACACCATAAATTTTTAACTGTTCATTAATTAAATCCTGAACAAGTCTTTGTTCTCCTCTAGTGCCTTGAATGAAAAATGGATTTAAAGGCATAGTTTTAACCTATAAAGTCTAATGGTGGCATTTCATACTCAGCTCTCATTCTTTGTTTAATCTCATCAAGTTCTCTAATAGCGTCTTCATACATTTGTCTGCCATTAAGTTCTACTCCACCTGGAAGTTTAACTCCAGTGAACTTCATCATGTTTTGTCCCCATTGTTTCTTAATTAAACATGTCAAATACATTTTTAAGAAAGAATCATTATATACATTATTGAAGTCATTTGGATCTAAAATTCTATAACAATCTATTACTAAATATTCTCCAGCTTTTACTCCACCCCAGTGCATATCAATATAAAGTCTGTTTTGTCTTTTATTGAATCTAATTGGTTTATCTGGGCTTAGGAGAAAATTAATTGTTTCCAAATAACTTTTTGTCATCGTGTATTGAAGTAGTTCAACTGATGTAAAGTTGTATACATCATTTAAGAAAATTTGATATGCAACATTAAACATACCAGTTGATAAACTACTGGTATCAAGTCTCCAAATATTATTAATGCCTATTACAGTGTCTGGAATTTGCAAAAATCCACCATCTTCTTCAAATGTGAATGTAGTAGACACGCCCACTGTAGAAGTCGCTGTTGTTGTGATGATTCCTACAGGGTTTGCAGTTTGTCTTCCTCTTGCCCTATCAATTTCATCTTGAGTTATTCTATGTTTTAAATATACTTTTTCTACGCCGTCAAAGTGTCTTTCTTGGAAAAATTGCAAGGCATCATCAACTAGATCATCAATCTGATCATCGTCAACGTTAATTTCTAAAACTGGTGCTCCTAATTTCCTTAGACAGTAGTCAATTAGTCCCTGTCTACTTGATGGTTTTGCCATGCTTTTTATTTTTATTTATTAAAAATCTTCAAGATTTTCGGATTTCTTTTTTGAATTTGTTTTTGGAGATTTTAATAATTCCAATTCTTTGGATAAAATCTCTACTTCTTTACTCAATACAATTACTTTTGATTCAAAAGCAATTGACTGTGTAATGGAATCACTCAATCTTTTTTGATAGACTGAAATCAAAGTTTGATAATCTGATTCGTTCATAGTCTTTAATAAAAAAAGGGGAGATTACTCTCCCCTAGAGTTAAATTTATTTATTCAGTTTAGAAGGTGCCACCGTCAATAATAACGTTTTGTAGATGTCTACCAGTGACTCCACCAATACTAGTATAAGTGATTATTGGATCTGCAGTCCCTGCTGTATCTGTAATGTATAATCCTTTAAATTCCACGTCTGCATAATATCCAGAATCCACCGTTAAAACACCAGAAGACTCAGTGACACGAGCAGCAAGAACTAACCTAGCAGCACTATCATCCCAATAAACTGCACCAAGTCTTGCAGCACTATCATAGTAGTGCAACAACATACCAACATCTACGTTCAAATCTGAACCAGGAGCAGAACCGTTGACCTTAGCAAGCTCTATTAAGTTATCTTCAACCGTTAAAGATGTAGTATTTACTTGAGTTGTTGATCCATTAACATAAAGATCTCCTGCAATTGTTACAGAAGTATCTGATAAAGTAATCGCTGTATTTCCAGTACTTGATTTGATATCATTTCCAGTAATTTTCAAATCACCAATCACTTCAACATCAGTTGATGATAAAGTAATCGCAGTTGAACCAGCACCAGATTTTATATCATTTCCAGTAACTTGCAAATCACCTTTTACTTCTACATTTGCACCATTCAATTCAACAGCGTCAGTTCCACTAGAAGATTGAATGGTATTTCCGCCAACTTTAATATCACCGGCAAAAGCAGTGAGAGTATTTGAAGTTAACGTGATATTTGTTTGTCCATCTGAAGACTTAACCGTTCCTGTTTTTACATATCCTGGAACAGTTAAGTCTGTTGAGGTAGCTTGAATTCCTCCAACTGCAAGATAAACTCCAGTTGGAACTTGAGTTGAACCAATACCAACTCCATAGTTAAATAACCAAGCATCAGCGGTTCCACCGCCCATAGTACCACCCTTCACCCACATCATCTGTTTGTAGGTATCTGGGAAAGTATTAATTCCAACTACTTGAAGAGATACTAATGAAGTTCCTTCAGTGGATGCAATTGCAACACCACCATGATTTGCAGTATTATCTGTTGGAGATGATGAAGTACTTAATCCTAGAAGAATATCTCTCGATGCAATAACAACTTCTGTGGATGAAATTGTATATGAAGTACCACCTACAGTTACATTTCCAGTTACATTTAGATCATTGTAAATTTCAACTTTACCAGTAATATTTGTTGCACCATTAACATCTAATGCGCCAAAAGTACCTACTCCAGCAAAGTTAGCTCCTTTCCATCTTTTACCAGATGCACCAATACTATAACTATTATCATCACTAGGAACTAAATTTGATTTAAATTCACCAGCAACTACAATATCATCCGTATCAGAGTCTCCAAGATTAATTGTTCCACCTTGGAAAGTGCAAGTTCCAATAAATGTTGATACTCCAGTAATGTTTAGATTTCCGCCAACATTTAAGTTTTTGACTATACCTAAACCACCTTTGATTTGGACAGCACCATCATTATAAGTTGCGCTATCTGTAGTATCACTAAACGTTGAAATTCCAGTAAAAATTGGATTAGCGGATCCACTTCCCCACGTTAAATTACCACTACCATCATTCGTAAGGACTGAATTAGCAGATCCTTGAGTTGCTGGAAAATAATATGTAACTGCAGCACCAACTGAAACTGGAGCTGCTAATGTAATATAATGAGATCCATTAGATAAACCTTCAACAAGGTTTACGCCACTTCCAGTATCATTTGTTTCTTTTGTCCAATATCTGGATGATCCAAAATACTTATTATTTGAGGTTGTACCATCTAATCCAATATAAAAATTAAATTGGTCGGTGATAAAGGCTGGTTCTCCAGTATTCAATCCAACAGAGGCAAAATTAGATTGCGAACCTCTTTTAAACTTAATCGTTGGATTTGACATCTTGTTTACTATTTTTAATTATTTATTTTTTCAAAAGTCTCCACCATCAAAATCAATATTTTCAGCATTATTTGGATTGCTATCCAAAGCATTAATAAATGATCCTGGAATTCCTGCAGATGCTGCATCAGATAAAAATTGTGATGGAGAAACAAATACATACTGACCAGTGGCAGCATTGTATTGCATAATATAATTATCTTGAATTCCTGTTGTATTGATATCACTAATATTAGCTAATGAAGAAGTGTTAGATAAAACACTTACTAATTTTACAGTGTTTTGATCAGCCACTCTAACTTTGATTTCCGACATTAGGTGCAAACTCCTGCTACGACAGTTGCTGTTCCTTCGACCACTCTAGTTTTTTTACCGCTGCCATCAGTAAGTAAAACATCGTAAAGGTATCTTCCTGGTTTTAATGTAGAAGTAGTACCAGAAGTCATCGCAATAGATACAGATCCAGAACCAGACGTAATTGATACTAAAAAATTTGTTTTATTTGAACTCGCTGGATGTTTAGCTAATTTTGCAACTCCACTGTATCCAGACAAATTCATTGGAGAATTGTTGGAATTTTCTAATAAGTATGTTGTTGCAAAATTAGCTCCCTGTTCAATTACAATATTCGATACCCTTGCTGACATTTAACTAGAGACTTATATAAAACTATTTATAGTTTTTCTAGTATTTTGGTGAGAAGATTTTTCATCTCAGAGATTTCATCTGTGAGAGTATCAATTTGATTTTCCATCTGTTGCATCTTTTCAATTTCAGCTAGTTTTCTTTTTCTGGAGTAGATGTAATTTTGATACTCTTCTTTGTTTGAATTAATTATTGCAGTTGTCTGAGAGTCCCTAACTAAATCGGAATGACCCTCAACTTTAATATAATCTTCCATATTATGCTAATGCAAGAACTCTCAAATCTTTAATCAATGGAACAGAAGCTTGATTTTTACTTAACATAACAATTTTAATTTGGAATGAATCAAAATCTGGTAAGTCAGCAACAGTATATAAGTAATCATCAAAGTCTTTAAGAACTGGAGTGTTTGCGTTTGACACTCCAGGATCTTTATCTGGTGTTCCTTTTGAATTAAATGGAATAAATCTTTGATATTTACTTGCCGAGTCAGATCGGAATACCTTAAAGAAAGTTCTAAAATTAGTACCTGGAGGTCTAAATCCGGCAAACTCAACTCTCAACGAAGTAGCTGGATTTTGTAGTCTGACAACCTTAGATAGATAAATGCAATCATGATCATTATCGTTCAGTTTTTTAACTTTATTGCCATTTAGGTAAACTAGATCATCGTCATTATATGGACTATTAATTCTGTTTGTTGTCGTAATTGCAAATACTCTATCCAAATCAATAACGGGAGAAACATCAGTGTCGTTAGTTGACATGATGGTTTCAACTGTCAGAGATCTTCTTCCTGGAAAATCTTGTAAGAATTCATTTTCATTGACAACGGAAGTTATAAGTCTTGGACTATCAAAAGTATTGATTTTATTCAATTGAATATCATCAAATCCTTTATCAATAAATGACAATTGAGCTTGATTTCCTGCCGAAGTTCCAGTAACTGTTCTAGCCCTTCCTGTAATTTTTGTACCAGCTGGAGTAAATGTTTGAACTATTGGAGTTAGAGTTTCAAACTGAATATTCTTACTAGCGATTACATTTTTACCACCACACTCTTTTGTATCCGAGAAATAAAGAACGGGTAAGGTAGTATAACCTTTTCTTCTTTCTGTAGATTTTCCTCCTTGAGTGCCTTTATTAATTTTGATGTAATATCTATCCAAGGTGATATCTGGTTTATCAATGTCTTCATTTCCACCATCAACATCATTAAAATCATGATATCTATTAATCCTCATTAAACTTACCCCAGAAAGTTCATATTTTCTTACCTTTGCTCCGGCTGAATAATCTTTTCCAAATGTGGATTTATTAAATCCATCTAAACATCTTCTTTCTATAATTGAAATAGTATTAGTTGCGGTATTTACTGAGTTGTACTTAATTAGTTCGTCTGCTATTTTAATGTATCCTGGATTTGTACTAGAAACACTTACTTGTTCAAATGTTGTTAAAATTCCAACACTTGTTAATGTTACGTTGCCAGTTGCATTGCTAGACAGTGAACTCACTAGTTCTACTGGAGGCAGATCGCCAATTACTCCATCAATTTCTACTAAATTGTTTTTAGCGTGCATACCATGATTCTTATGTTCAACTCTAATTACAGATCCTTCTCTAATAAACTGAATACTATCTTCTGGATCATTGGATAATGCAATGCCAGTGGCAAATCCTAAGGTTGTACCTGCTCCAGTAAGAATTGTCAGTTGATCATTTTTGTTAAAATCACCTTGAATATCTTCGACCAAGATACCTCTTACAGCTGTAACAATTCCAACAGTAAATGATACATTATCACTTACTCCAATGTTTGCTAGAACAATGTCACCAACATTGTAAGAAGTTCCACCAGCAGTCACATTTACTTGTGAAATTGTTCCATTATTAACTACAATGTCTCCAACCAAACCAGAACCCAACTTATTGAGAGGTAATCCCTCAAAAGTTTCTGGAACCGATACAAATGATACATTTGTATATGTGTGAATACCTGAAGATGGCGTTAAACCAATTCCAGTGTTCCTATATGTTAATGAAGTAGTGCCTACTCCCACGGAACCAGTGGTATATACAATTCTGCCAGTAGATTGAGTTGCCTCTTGATATATTAGTGCTCCTTTTTTGAGTTGAGAAGTAACTGGGATTGGTGCAGAAAAATCAAAAGACGCTTGTCTAGACAAAACAATGAGTGGATTTTGTTTTAAAAGAGTTTCTCCAAAATTTTCATAGTCCAATTGTGAATTGTAAAAATTAGCAATTCCAATAGTTGAGAACTTTGCTTTGTATAATTTAAATTTCAAATCAATATTATTGGATGGTTCCCAAGTTCCTCCAAGTTTTGATTTAAATAAACTAACAACTAAAGGTTGTTTGGATGATTTTACTTTGTTTTTTTTCTCTTTCTCGTCTTTTTTATTTTCAACCTTTTTGGGTTTTTGTGGTCTTACCTTTGTTCCTGGTTCTACATGTTTCTTTACTTGTCTTTTTTGAGACTCCTTCTCTTGCTTATCTTTTCTATCCTTGTCTCTTTTCTTTTCTTTTTCCTCTTTTTCCTTTTCTTTTTGTTTTTCTTTTTCGTTTTTATTATTTTTTTTATCTTCTTTTTTGGGGTCGTCTTTTTTGCCAGTTTTATTCTTGTCTTCTTTTTTCTCCTTTTCTTCTTGTTTAGTTGTCTTATCTTTATTCTTTTTTTCTTTCTCTTTATTTTCCTTTAATTTTTTCTCTCTGTCTTCATCCTTTTTGTCTTTGATGACAACGTTTTTCTTCTTTTCCTCTTCTTTCTCTTTTGTTTTTTTGTCCTTGGCTTTTTCTTTATCCTTATCCTGTTGTGGTTTATCCGCTACGACTCTTCTCTGAGCCTCAACTTGTTGTTGTCTCTGTGGATTTTGTTGTTGAGCTTTTTTCTCTTCTCTCTTTTCTTGTTTTTCGTCGTTCTTTTTTTTATTATCTTTAATTACTTCAACAACTTCTTTAACTTTAGACTTTTTTTCCTCCTTATCCCCGACCACTTGAGCCCTTACTGCTTTTTGTCTAGCCATAATACTTTTTTAAAAAAGAGAAATTGACATGTAGTATATATTTAGTTCAATTATCAGTAATATCTTCATCACCATTTTTAGCTACCCATACATCATAAGAATCATCCGAAGTAATCAGAACTAAAGCATATTGAGTTCCATTACCTTCCAAATAAACTGGAGATTGGAATTTAAATTCAGTTGGTTCACTAGCATCTTCGGAAACGTTTACTTGTGATGGAATTTTTGTAACTTCAGAAAATGGAACAACTATTTTAGTTGGAACTCCATTTTGAACTGTTCTTATTTGTAAAGTTACTGGTGTAAGATAATCATCATCTTCATCATCATCTTTCCTCTTTTGTTTTTCCGTATCTGCAGGAACAGGTTTTGATCTAAAAAATAATTCAACTTTTGTTAGAAAAACTCCATTTTCTTCAGCAACTTTAAATGTTTGAGCTAAAGGTTCTGGTTGTTTTGTTAATTCTGGTTCTATATTTTCATTGGTGACACTATTTGCATCATCCTTTGATGCAACTAGTTTATCATCACTAATACTTGTTTTTTCAAACTGAGCATTTCTAATCGATAAAATTGCATCTTGAGTAACATCTATTGATCCTGCAGAAGTATAGTTTGCTTCTGCAACAGAACTAACTGCTTTTTTGTCAATGTCAGCGTTTTTGGAACTAGTTGTCAATCTGAAAGTTTTTGTTCCTGTGGTGAACTTTGGATTTCCAGATTTCTTTTGACTATGTTTTGGAATGAAAAATGTTCCATAAAGATTTCCAATCACGTCACTAACTAATCTAATATCCTTTACTCTACAAACAGCATTCGATTCTTCTCCACGAAGAACCATTCCCACTTCAATCCAACCAGTAAATCGACCTTCAGAAGCTAATCCTAAAGCTCCAGTATCAATATTCAATAATGTGGAATCAGCAGCATAATTGTTTGGAATAGTTTTTGTTTGATCATATGGATTTTTCGAAAATCTTAGAGTTGGTTTATAATATGGACCTTCTTTATGTTTTAAATCGGCTAATCTAGCTCTAAAGTAAGCATCATTTTGTCTAATCTGATCGCCTTCATCATCTTTAGCTCTTCCTCTAATTGTCTCTCCAGATTTAAATACTCCAGAAATCATTTCAATTTCTATCAACTTTGGAACACAGAATTTAGTTACATTTTTTCCACCAAAGAAAGCGAAAAATTTAGTAAATGGTTTGAGTCTTTTAGCCTCAAACTCAATGTTCCTAGATCTCATATACTTTACGACATTTTCATTGATAAGTTTGTTTCCAACTTTTACGTCATATTTTCCTGGAACAGATTTGTATTGAACACCATCTCTGGTGTCAATTGCATTGGCATCGTAGATATCCAGATCTGCAGATTGAACTGGATTTTCAATTCTTTCTGATTGAGATCCTAAAGTAATATTATTTACTTCTTTATTGCTCTTTGTTTTTAATTCATTGGGAATTCCAGTATGATAAATCATCCAAGATTTCCAATCAATAGGAACAAATCCAGGATCTGGATCATCTTGGAAAATGTCAATTAGAACACTGTAATCTGCTTTAATATCTTGTTCAGTTGCTGAAACTCTCTTTTCTTCAATCCAAACATCAGAAGATGGATTCAAGTCAATGATGCCAATCCAATTCTCCACATCAAATGGATTAATCTCCATCGCTGTAGTTGCAAATTTGGATTCTAATCCATCAACTTCCTCATAATCTAAAGTTAATAAGTCTCCAGTTTTTCTGATACCTGGACTCAACAAACCATCTTTATTTTTGTTATCTTCATTTGGATCATAAATGATATCAGATCCTAAGAATAAATCTACTCCAGTTGTGTAGTGAGATGGTCTAAAGACACCCTCTTCTAAGTCAATAGAACCTTTGAATCCTTTTAAATCATGAGCTGCATGTGATTTGAAATTATCTACAAAGAATCCAGATTTGAATCTATCTAATCCAGTAGACTCATCTTTAACACTTAATGAAGCAGTGCTCATTTCCAGTAGTGAAAGTTGAGTATAATATTCTAGATTTTTAATTCTATCTTCAAGTCTTCCAATGTCTTCCATCGTATATCTTCTATACGATGGGAAAGTTACTCTAGCGTCATCTGGATCAGATAAAAACGGTGGTAAGAATATAGTGGAGATTTCCATCTTCGATGCATCCGAAGGTGGCTCTAATTGGATCTCAGATGGATCACCTTGAACCAACGTAAATTCGCCGTTTTTGCTTAAAGAAAGTTTATCAACTCTTCCAAGATAATATGAATATGATAGAGTTATTGATTTATTGGTTACTAATGTAGTAGGAATAAATGGTGACGTTGAAAATACTCTACCTTCAAATTGAAATGGGGATACAGAAGTATTAGTATATGGAGCAACTAATGGTCTAAAATCAACATAATCACTAGCTTTTCTACCGCCAATTGATGGTAAATTACTTTCATAATCATCTGGAGAGAAACTTCCAACAGTTACAAAATCACCAGCTTGATTTGCATCAATTTCATATCGATCATAGACGATAGTAATTCTTCTTTTTGGATGATCTAAAGCTTTATCTTTTTTGAGAACTAATCTCGAAAAATCAAGATAATCATTTCTATATCCATTATCAAAATTGTAAATGTTTCTGATATCAATATCGCCAGAATCAAATTTACTTACATTAGCTACAATTCTAGTAGTCGTAAAAGTAACTGTTTCGCCAACAGAGAATGTTTTTTTGTTTTGGAATACTAAGTTTACTTTATTTGACCCACTAACAGAAACAACAGAAGCTACAGTTTTACTGGTATTACCAATAATAGTTTCTCCTGGAGTCAAGGTTGAAATCGGACCAGAAATGTTTACCAAAACAATAGATGGTAAAGTTGGATCATTATTGTTATTTGAAACAATTACCGAATGAACTCTCAGAACGTCAGGATAATTTAAACAAATAGTATCATCTTCTACTCTAGTACCAAAAGCCTGACTTGGAGTTAATCCTCTATTGGCTACCTCACCAATTGTTTTATCTATAGTTAAAGTTTCACATTTTCTTAGTACTTTGTTTTGGCTGTTTACAGTACTTTTTCTGACAGTAGTTAACAGGGAGGCTGTGCCAGTTACATTAGTAATTCCACTGATTGTTACTGTTTTTGAGTCGAGAGAAATATTTACTTTTCCTGAAGTGATGGTTTCGATTGCTCCACTATCAGAATCGAAAAGCATATAATCCTCTGCAGAATCATATGGTTCAAACAATAAATCTGGATCTGTGAGAGTATAACTAGCTGTTCCTGAAGTTACAGTTACGGTGTATTTTTCCCTAGTAATTAAATCAGCTTGTGTCAAATTGACACTTGAGATGAAAGCGTGCGATAATGGAACTAAAAGATCATCTTTTTGTTTATCAAACAATTGAGTTCTTAAAATGCCAAAATCATTTGTTGATGTTTGTGATCCTGGTAAAGATCCATCACATACTTTAGAAACGGAAGAAACAGCGGATACTGTAATTGACCCTCCATTATCTGCAATTGATTCTACTCTGTGAAAAATTGGAACAGTGGAACCTCCAGAGTATGAAACAATGTCCCCAACTTTAATCTTATCTGTACTAAATCTAGATCTTGGGCTAGTTACAGTTGATATTCCAGAAACTGCTGCACTAATTGTATATCTAGATCCTTGAGAATCAATTTCTTTCTTACTTGATAAAATAGAATCTGCTGTAAAAATTACAGTTCCATCATTGACTTCAAAAGATTTTACATCACCAATATTATAATCTGTTACAGTCTTAATATCGGCTACTTGTGAGTTTCTTTCATTTGCATATATTTTTTCACCTTTCATGAAAGTTCCAGTGACATCAGATAAAATCAGTGTTTTTGAATTCGTCACATTTTGTGTCAAAAATCCACTTGCACCACTACTCACACCTTCAATAAAACATGGAACTGTAAGATTTACATTTACATTTGTTTCTAATTGTGTGTATAAATCTAAATCAATAAAAAACATGTTGTATTTCGTCTCTGCACCCGAATGGGGTCCTTGATCAATATCGATTTTAAAATCATACAAAACTGCCTGTCCAATTTCAGAACCAGTAGAAATGCCAGGAGTGTTTGTTCTTCTGTCTCTTAAACTTACATTAACTGTTGATCCTAATCCTAAAGTTGGACAACCATATACATTGTTTACATCAATTCTATTGCCCATACTAAAAATAAAGTTCCTGAGTTCTGCATTCTTTACTACTCTAGGTTTAGGAACATCAATAAATGTCTCTGTGGTTTTCTCTACTTCATAACCTCTAATATATGCTTTTCCTGGGCTAATCTGCAGGGTCATTAAGTCTTTCGATGGAGTATTGCCCTGACTTGTTAATTCTGACGCATCATATACTCCATCATTGTCAATGTAGTCGTCTAAACTATCTCTAACTTTTACTTTAAACGGTTTAATTGTATAGTCACCAGACTCATCATAAGTTCTTCTGGCTAACTCTTTTCTAAACTCATTTTCAGATTCTTTTTTGTTGTTAGTGAGATTTACTATTTTTCCATTAACAACCCTCATCAATTCTATAAAATTTTCATCTCGGAAATCAGTTGTTGGTTTCTTTATGAAAGTCGTATAAATTTGCAATCTGTCTGCTCCTGGAGCAGAAAAATTAGAAAAACCTCTAGCATTATCAAAAAGATCTGGATCATCATATGCTGTAACAATGTCCTCGTCAATTTGCAATCCAATTCTGTATGAAGGTGTGTTGCTATACTGATCTAATATGATTGTTTGTTTGGGAACCGAAACAAAAAATCCTCGAATATAATATATCCCTTCGTCTATAGTTGCAGCTGAACCAGATCTCGCTGCGTCTAAAGCAACGGTTTTTGCAAATGAAGAATTGAGTCTAATTGTATTTCCACTGAAAGTGATATCTGATCCAGAAGATAGAATTAATTCTTCATCTTCTAAAAACTCTTTGTCTGTTAGGTTTACTGAAGATGGAGTTAAGTATTTTACATATAAAGTATCAATTCCCAAATCTGAATTTTGAGCTGAGATATAGTTTAATACTTTTGCTGTTACGCCAGATCTTTTACCTGTAATTTTTCTATTGATTAATTCTTCGCAATAATCATCAACTTCAAATCCTAAGAAATTTGGATTGATAAGTATTGCATCATAATTTCCAAGATATGCTACATTACCAGGAACTACAGCGTCACCATTCTTATATACTCCATCAGCAAAACTTTCAATTTGATCTTGGAGTATGCTTTGTAATGATGTTAATTCTCTAGCTTGAACTGGAACTCCAGGTTTGAATAGAATTCTTTTGTAATTATCTGTTGGTTCAAAGTCGTCATAATAAGGAGAAACATTTAGATTAGTCTTTTCTGGCATGGTTTAAAACTCTACTACGATTCTAATGTCTTCAGATTGTTGTGGAGATCTTGGAACACTTACTATTTGGTCAACATAAACTATGTCTCCAGATTTTGGATCTATATCTGGATTTGCAACTCCATTTATGAATGATAAACCTAAGGAATAAGTCTTATTATTTATGTCAGTAGAGACACCCGTAAATGAAGTTTGAATACCCAAATCACTACCAACAGTTGCACCAGAAATAAAGGTTGTTCCACCAACTCCAGGAGTTGCAGTAAATTTGTGAATCTTATAATTATATTCACTGGAAGCTAAACCAATTGGTTGATAATATTTTAAAACTCCAGTTGACTGATCATGAGAAACAACAAAACCATAAGCAGTAGATCCAACACCTACAGTTTGTGATATTAAAGTATCCGCATCATATTCAGTTGTTAAAATATTATTTGCAAATTTTATAGCGCCAACACCACTAGCGACAGCTTGTGTTTGTAATTGAGTTTGGGATCCAAATATTGTGGGATTTTTAATTATTCCAATTCTAGCAAAATCGTTTCCAGAAAGAAAATCTGGATTATCTGAACTATTTTGGAAAGAACTGAAGAACATTACTCTGTTTGATCCAAGTTCTCTATAAATATCATAACCATGACCACCTTTTGGTGGTATAATCACTTCAAATCTAGCTATAGCGGTTGTTCCGACTCCAGTGTTTGTCAAACCATTTAATGGCTCTCCAGAACCCGTTTTTGGACCATTTGGACTGAAAGATAGAACACCTCTGGTATATCCAGATCCATTTTTGGTCACAATTACATTTTCAACTCTTCCATTTGAACCAACAGTGATAGTAACTTCAGCTCCATCACCATCTCCTAAAATTGGAACGTTGGACCAAACAGTATTTGGCGTATAACCAACTCCAGAAGAAAGAATGTTTACAATCTTAATCTCACCATCAACAGCATTTTCTTTGATGTCTAAGGATTCTCCAGACTGCCCCCAGTTATTTGGCACAGGAATATAATTTACAGAATCATATTTGATAATTTCTGATGGACTTAAAGTATATAAGTATTTCCAAATATAACCATCTCCACTAGTGCCTGCTTCTTGTGGATCTAAGTCTGTGAAATCAGGTTCATCTACTGAGGGTTTTCCTTTGGGATTTGCTGGTTCTTGACCATTTTTCAAACAAATATAAACTTTATAGTTTGAATTAATTACTACATAATTTGCATCATACAATGAAGAAGAATCTGTTATTGGAGTTCTATAATTAATAGTATAATTATGTTTATACATTTCATAAGTTCTACCAGCTTCCCACTTCAATTTACGGATTACTCTAGTTACATCTCCACTATTAATTTTTTTTAATGAAATAATAGTTGGTCTAGATTCATTCTCATTATCAAAACTATCTAATGGATTTGGAACATTAGTATTCCAGTCAGTAGATCCACCACTGACTACATTAGTTGGATTGGACAGTCCAATAAAAGTATAAAAAATATTTGTATTCCCAGCTCCAGCAACATTTTCTAAAAATGTAGATGCATTTAGTATTCTAAACTGATCAGTGATAATTGCAGACATTTTTTAGTTTTTTTATTTATTTATAAGTCATCTTAAGCTTCATCTGGTACATATGTAGTACCAATTGATGTTAATCTTGTGATAGTTGGGGCGGTTTGTAGACCAACAATTCCATTTAAAGTATATGGTTCAAATACAAATGGATTTGTTCTCACATCAAAATCATAGAATTTGCCCCAAGAATAATTTCCATATATTCCAGTTCCAATTGATCCGACATTAGAGATAGATTGAACATTACTAGTTATGGTAACTATTCCAGAGATAGAATCATTCACAACATGATCAGCTCTAAAAACACAATCTAAAAATTGAGTAGTGACTCCCAAAACTGATCCATCTTGTAATATAGATGTAATACCATTCCCAACGTTAGTTGAATGTAGTACATAATAATCTCCAGTCGAAATACCAGAAGTAATTAAAGTATCATCAACGTTAAGATTGAAAATTAGAGCTGGAGAAGTTGTTCCAATGCCAGAAGTGGTAGTAGCTACTCCAACTACAGTTCCAAAATCACCCAAAATTTTACATGATTTTATTCTTTCTTTTTTTAATGTAGGTGAATCAATTATTACTTTTGGAGTTGATCCATAGTATTGACCACCTTCACTTATAACAATAGAAGTAACTATTCCAGAAGAAGAAACTAATGCACTTGCAGCAGCACCTACCTTTTCTTCATTTGAAATTAAAGTTATGTTTCCAGATAAGGCTACATATTTTTTTGTTGGATCAAATTTTGTTACATGAGTTATTGTAGATGCAACTCCAGAACTTCTGGTATTCCAAGTTCTAAATCCAGAAGATTTTTGAGAGGTTAAAATAACTCCAGAAGATCCAACAGCTACAGCAGTTTCTGTTATTGGATCATAATGTACAGAAATTAAATGTTCTGATGTGGGTGTTGGAGTTACTTTATAAAAACTTCCACCGTTAAATCTATTATTTGGGAAAGTCAAAACAAGTCCATTATTTCCTACTACAATAAAAGGAACAGTTGTAATTCCAGTATGAATTACATCATTTAATTGTTCTCCAGATATTCCAGTTGCGGAGACTGATTCGGACATCCCAATTTCCCAAACTAAACCTGGATTTCCAATTGAAACATTATTGATTGTTGTAGCTGAAACTAAAATGGTTGCTGAATTTCCTACGGACACAAATTGAGTTTTTGTTTGGTTTTCTCCAACATCATAAACATTTTCAACAATAACTGAATTTAAATCATTGTTTGTTCCAGAATTTCTTATAATGAAAGTATTGCCATATATTGATTGGGGGTCAAAAGTAAATATCTTTCCATCAGATCCAACTCCGACAAAAAGATTATTGTCTTGAGAATATACAATGTCATTTACACGACTTGTAAAACTTATTGCTTGTGCAGTTTCTGGAACCGAACTGTAATTTAATGTTGATACTCCAACTCTAGTCCAACTAGAAAAAGAAGAACTTGTTGAGATTGAAATGAATCCATCATCTCCACCAACAATCCATCTAGGTGATCCATAAGCTATAGCTCTCAAATTAGTTGTTCCAACCCCAACTGATGAGTCGGAATATGTAAGTAAATTAGAACTAGATCTTAATGATAAAGAATTGCCTACAGATACTAATCTAGAATCAGCATAAATCGATTTATTGAATGATGTAGTGTTCAAAGTGTCACTTTGATACCAAGTCTTTCCAATTACATTTCTTATAATTTCTTTATTTGAAATTATTACACTTGGGGGAAGTGACTGACTGTATCCTAATCCACCATCAGTAACATTTATAGTAGAAATTGTGGAACCAGAAGAAATTGTTGCAGTAGCTTTTGCTTGTCTCAACTGAGTGTTTTCTATTAATTCAACTTGCAAATCCGTCTCTAAAATTCCATCAACTTCAAACGAATTGACGTTCTGTACATATATTGTTGTTGAAGTAGTTCCGACTCCCGAAATTATTGGTGATGATGGTCTAATTAGAGAACTGTTTATAGATCTACTCTTAGAAATATTTTCTCCAGCAACTACTACATCTCTAGTTTGTTTGGTCCAAAAAACAGGTCTAAAATAATTTATACTGCTATTGATTCCAGCAAAAACATAATTTGGCGTTTTTACTTGAGATTTTGATGGTATATCAAAAACAAATCTTTCATCTTGCAACTGATTTGAAAAATCTTTCTGTATTTGTAAAGTGTCTCCAACCTTTATTGATTGTTCTACAATTCTAGTTCTTGCATCATCATTTGAAGCAGTATAAATTAAAATACTTATGATACTATTTGCTGGTGGTGTATCGACAAAGGTAATAAATGGTCCAAATAAAGTATAGTTATTAGGATTTTGTAAAATATTGTTTACAAATACTAAAAAGTTATTTCTAATATCCAATCTCGTGTCTGTAGATGTTGACTCAAAATCAATTTGATTGTTTGTGGTGTATTCTCTAAGTTCAAAAGTTTTTCTAAATCCGTCAGCTACACTAGGAACTAAAATTGTTTTAGTTAATTTGCCAAAAGTCCAAAAACTAAAACTATCCGTATAAGTATCATCTATTGTAAGAGTAAATGGAGAGTATCCAGATTGTGTTCCAAGACCACTAACAGTCAAAACATCTCCGCTAAGATACCCATATCCAATATTTGATAAATCAACACTAACCATACTTCCACCAGCTCCAACTACCAAATCAATAGTTGCATTAGATCCTGATCCAGATCCACTCAAATATGTCAATGGAATATTGATATATCCATAAGGTTGATCTACTTCAATTGTAGGAATCGACGAAGTTGTATATCCACTACCTGGATTCGTAATTGAAAATCCAGTAATAAATCCAACTGAAGATCCTGTTCCAACAAAAGCTGTAATTGAAGCCCCACTACCAACAGTGGATATTATATTGACTTCTGGGGAAGTTAAATATCCAGATCCAGATCCAGTCAATGTTACTGCAGAAATAGTTCCACCTGCACCTATGGTAACAGTGGCTGCAGCTGAAACTTTTGGTTGATATCCAGATCCTTCAAAATAACTATATGATAAAATTTTTCCAGCATTTGGTAGTTCTGATGGCGTATTTCCTGTAAAAGTTAGAGTAGATATTCCAGAATTACTGGTTATATTATATTGATCGATTGGAGACTGGAATACAGTGTTTACTAACAAAACTCCATAAGGAATCCCAGTTACATTTGAAGTTGTTACTCCAATATTTGATCCATTTGATAACAAATTGAATGTTTTTCCAACACCAACAAATTGATTTGAAATGTCATCAAAAATTATATTTTTATCATAAGTTTTTTTATAAAAAACTCTTCCATCAAAATTAGAACTCTCTAATGGTGGTGATGAAAAATAAATCTTTCCCCCTTTGATGTTGTAATCTCCCTTAAACAATTTGAAAGAATCTCCAGAAGTATGAGCAGCAGAAACTGTGCCCATTTGACCCCTGATTACAGTAATATAAGTAGACCCAATCCCATTTATATTTTCTATCCTCATTATTTCTTCATTGACTGAAACAAAATCAGTAATCGATATTGAGGAGATGCCCGATAAAGAGATTATCGTCGTAGAAAGTCCAACAGATGTAGTTACTCCTAAATTTACACCCTTATAGGACAAAGGAGATTGGATGATGTTATCAATTTGTATTACGGATCTACCACTTCCATTTCTAGAACTAAACTTATGTGTGGTTGAAGTTGATCCTATTCCAGAAAAAGTTACGGCTGTTCCCAATAAAGCATTTTCTTGACTTACTGCAATTTTAAATCTATTTTCTGTAGTTTTTATTGCATACACTACTGATGGTAAAATTGTAGTGGACGAAGATCCAACCACAGTGGGTGTTATTTCAATTGGAGATATTGTGTACGCATAATCTACTGGTTCCCCAGTAGACAAATCATGATTCAAATATGAAATTAATAAGTCTTCTCCAGTATTGGATTCAATTTCCGTATCTGATACTGTAACTGAAAGAAGTGAATTTGATGAATTCTGTATACTAAAAGTTGATAATCCAATAACTTTATCGCCAGATAAAGAACTTGTAACTCCAGTAAATTGATCAGAAATATCATCAATAACTAAAACTTTATTGGAGATAAAATCGATATAGTTAGTTAAATTTCTTCCACTAAAGTTTATCGTTGTACTCTCTCCTTTCGAATTTACAGTTTCGCTAACAAGATCAAAATTTTGCTCTGTATAAAAACTAGACTCGCTTAAAAGACTTACTTTTAAAGTTACAGATTTATCTTCTGGAGATGGTTTTAAATTAAAAACTGACATGTTATGATTGTGATGGTTCTGATACTATAATAATACTTCCAAATGATTTTGTTCCTGACGGATGATTTAAAGAATCAACTATTTCTTTCCATTGTGTGGTCGAAATAGTGGATTTGATATCATATGAAAATTTTTGATAATAATCACTGTCTTGGATTCTTTGTTCCGATACGCTTAATTTTCCATTTTCTTTTTCCCAACCAATTGGTTCTACATAAAAACTATCAACTAAAGCTTCTGACGAGGATTGTCTTACATACTCTACTGTTCCAACTTGTTTAGAAATTTTACCTTCTATTAAGTCTCCAGGTTCAATTTCAAATTGACTCGTTGGATTTTTGTCAGTAATTTTTAGAATTTGACCATTCCATCCATTGTTTGATGTAATTCTAAATGTTTTTTTGAGACCAGATAATTTAGTAATTGTAACGTCCTCATCATTTTTAAATATTCCTCTACTATAAACTGGTAAAAATTGAGCCAAATCATTTTCTTTTATCAAATATCCGCTAGAATTTAAAGAATCATAAGATCCAGGATTTCCAGATTTGAGAACATATTCTATGGTTTTATTTATTGCGTCTACGTTAGTGATTGTAAACGTTTCATACTTATTGCTCTTAGAATTGAACTCTGAAGTTGGTGAACTAGAAACAATTCCCTCAACAAATATTTTATCTCCAATTGCAAATGAAGACATGACAGATGATGAAGTGGATGGATTTAATGATAAAGTAACAAGTTGTGTTATATCGTCATAAGTGGCTCCTATGATTGGATATCCATTAGAATTGTTAATGGCAATGATGGTAACATCTCTAGTTAAATCTGTCCTATTTAAATCTACTCTAATTGACTGAACTGATTTATTTGACATTACAGCAGTGAATCCCAACTTAGGTATTTCTACTCCAGTGTCAGAATCGATAGCAATAATTTTTGGAGGTGTTGTATAATTTTTCCCAGGATCGACGACTTTAATTCTTTTGAATGTAAAATGATTTTTTACCTTTATTGAATATGGGAGATCTAAAATTGGTTTGATCGTAAAATCAGATGGAATTGCAAAAGATGGTTTATAAATTTCAGTTTTATTAACTTTTCCGATCGATTTGGATACGGCAATAAATTGTCCACCATCACCATCTTCAGATATTATATCTTCTACTGAAGGTATGGATAAATATCCAACTCCTGGAGTCACTAACCTAACTACAGAAACTGGTCCAGTCGTAGAAGTTGATGTTGTTGTGTAGTTAATTACAGAGTCTGAAGAAACCCCAGATGAAACATATACTGAAGTTTCTTTAATATCAGATGGAACCATGTCCAATTTAAATTCATATTGGTTATAGTCAGCATCATAGATTTGTCCGATTGCATTATATTTGCTTTCGTACAAAGTTATATTTGAATAATTTGGAACTTCATCGTCAATTTCAAATCCAAGTTTTGTTGAGTTTGATTGTAAATTTATATCGGATAATTTAAAATTATAGAACAACTTCTCTGGAATTTCAAATTTGGTGTATACTTCAACAAAAGAATTTGATGATCCTGGATTTCCTGAGTATTTTGTTTCAAATGCACCTGAACCGAAGAATGTCCCTGTACCTACAAATTTATTTTGGAATCTAGAATCTGTAAAAAATTCAATATTAAAATCTGACATTGATGAATCAGATACATCAAATTTTATTGTGCTTCCTTTGATTGCTTTAATTTGTGGGTTAATATAATGGAAAGTATGAATACCAGATCCACTAGAAGAAAGTTCTACAAATGAATATGAAAACTCTGCATCATACTTATTTGAAGCGAGTCTAATTACATCATCATTTACTTTGATTACATAGTATTCTGATTTATTCTCTAATGGAGAAGCCGGATTGTCTGCATTGTATATTACTTTACTTCCATTTGTTAGTCCATGATTTTGAATAGTAAATGCAGATCCAGTGATTCCAGTAGTTACAAATGAAGAATTAGTAGATCCAAAACCAACGGTAACTCTTCTATTTTTATCATGATATAACACTTTATAAGTGTCAGTTTTTCTAGACTCTACATTGAGAATTACAATGTCATTGTTTGACATGCCATGAGTTTCTGAAGTGCCTACAACTACATATTCTTTTGAAATAGTTGAGATTAAATTTTCGCCAAAATCAGTTGTTAATTGATGATCCTCCCCAGAACCATAATTTGTAAAATACAAACCAGTGTTTGACGTTGATCCCAAACCTACTCTTGTAGTGCTCAATCCAATAAAGTCATTACCTTTGTTTATAGCATATACCGTATTGCCCAGTGCAACTGGCGAAGAAAGATCTTCAAATTTGGAAACAGATAATGCAGTCCCCGTATTTGGACTGTATAATAATTTGTCTCCAGTTATTAATTTATGATTTGGGATATAAATTGATTGTTTATTAATTATTCTAGACGCATTATTTGTTGTACTACCAATACCAACATTATAAGTTACCACAGATCCAGTTGTTCCTAAACCAACTGTTTCCTCTGGATCAAAATAGAACAATCTAGTATCAACAACTGACTTGTTGGACCTGATGTTTGGCAAATCTATTTTGAATTCTGTTGGTTTTTCTTCAACAATTTCTCCAGATGTGTATGCTACTCCAGAGGAAGCTCTTGAAGATGGGTTTGATGGATTATATCCTCTCAAAACTCTAATTCTATTATTAATGTCATCGACATTTAAAACCAACATATACTCAGAATTTATTCCTACAATATCATTGACTTTGAATAATTTATTGATTGTAGTTCTTTCTTTCAGAGAAATAAAAGTAGTAAATCCAGATGATGGTGCTCCTGTGAATGATGGAATACTTGTTGTTATTCCACAAGTTGAAATCGAAACAGAAACTTCGTGATTCTTTAAAAGATCTTTGAAATAAACTGAGTCTGTAGTATCATTAGATGGATCACTATCATCAGATTTTACAGAGGATATTTTAATGATATCTCCATCATAAAAATTATGTGGTATTGTAGTAAATCCTATAATACTTGTTCCATTATATGTCAATTTCGTATCTGTAAATATACTTGTAACTCCAGTTATTGAAGTAACTCCTTTACCAACAACAGTAAAAACTAGAGCACTTGCTCCACCACCATCAGTATTTTTATCATCAAACTCCAATAAATCACCAACTCTATAATTGGATCCTGGAGAAATTACGGATATAGCATCAACTTTATTATCTGTTTTATCAATACTCTTTACTTCTAAAATATCTCTCCTTGGACTTGATTTCAAATCAAGAAAATCATAAGAGTCTACATTATATGGTGATAAATTCTTAATTAAAGTTGTATTTTTTGAATTGAATAATATATCGTTGTATGTATATTCAAAATTAAATTCTTTAATTTGATTGTTAAAGTTTTTTCCAATTACATATGGATAAATTGGGAATTTATTGTTACTATATGATCCCGATCCATTGTTATTTGAAATTGTAGTAAAATAAGCATAAGTTCCTTTTGGGAAATCTGGAGTTATGCAATATCTTCCATTATTTTCATCAAGATCACCAGTATTTGTAAAGACATTATCCTCAACGAAAAATCCTAGTGGATAAGATGGTGGTCTGTTTGGTTTTTGAACTTGCGTATATCCAGGTGAAAGTTTTTTAATTGCTGACGAATCTGTTGGACTATCAAACCCATATGGACCATATATTGGATTTCCGTCATAAGCCCATCCAATAATTGGTGAGTGATTTGTTGGATTTTCTGAAAAATTATCATTAATATTGTCAGATAACTTGTATCTTAGTTTTCTTGGAGCTCCAAAATTAACGTATCTATTTCCATAATTTTCATTCAATGACTCTATAATAGCTCCATCATCAGAAGTTGTATATAATTTTTTGTGCAATTCAAAATTATCTACAGTCCATTTTTGGATTGAAGGTTTAAAATAAACACCTGTAGTTTTTCCAATCGAAACTACAGAGGCAATAGTTGTTGACTGATCATAACCAGTTCCGCCGTCAATAATATCAATGTCTGTCAATACTCCATCAACAAGAATAGCTTTTGCTTGAATTCCAGTTCCAACACCAGATACTGAAATTATTGGTTCTGTTACATAATCTTGTCCACCTTTTACAATCACGAAATCCACAACTGATCCAGTTGGAGAGACAACTGGGCTTATCTTTGCGCCAGAACCAGTTGTAACTTCTATTTTTGGAGATTTAATATAATCGAAAACTTCTGGAGACCCATAGTTAACCCCACCATCATAAACAAAAACACTATCAATTTGACCTTTACACTTTACGTTACTAAAAATTACAGTGGAACCAATTCCAGTTAAAGCCTGTATTTTAACTTTAATATCTGGGAATTTAAATGTGTGTGTTCCTGTTCCGATTCCACTAAATTTTAAATATTTACCTTGATTTAATAGATCTGTGTTAAACGTTGTAGTTACATTAGTGCTTATTCCAGTAGCTCCTACACTAACAACAGATGTTATACTTGACCCTGTTCCACAAAGTCTAAATTTATTTTCATCAATCTTTAAAACATAGTATTGCGACGTAGTAGCTAGTCCTACTATGGAAGACCCTGTAGTTGCATATTCTACCAAGTCTCCAGTATCAAATTTATGATTCTTTGCAAAAATATAATTGTACGCAGTATTGATGCCAGTCAATATAGTGTCTAGATCTTCATAATTTTCTGGTGGATATTTTGTAGAATTTACTTTAATTTCTCTATTTTGATAATTTATTCCACCATCAGAAACGACAATAGATGATATTACACTAACTGGTTCATTCAAGATTAATTTGTGAACTCCAGAACCACCTTGATATAAATTTACAGTATTGATACCCAATATTGAATCATTATTATTATAATGTAGTTTTATCTCATCGGGCGAAATAGATTCTACATAATAAAAATCACTTTCAGATAGTGAAGTTGTTACTCCAACTCCATAAGAATCATATCTTATAATAAATGGCGAAGTGTTACCGTTTGTTTCATAGATAACTCTATCTCCAGTGATAAATGGATGATTGGTTTTAAATTTAATTGTGTCGTTTGTGGTATTGATGCCTATAGTTTTTTCTTCAGCCACAAATTCAATAGAATATTCTTTATCTGATAACTTCAAATTAACGTCTAATATAGCTCCCTCACCATTTCCACCTATCACTTCAACTCTAGGAGATTCTAAAAATCTAAATCCTGGATTATCTACAATCACTTCAGAAACAGATCCAATCAAGTGAACTATTCCTTTTGCACCAGATCCATTATCATCGGTAATAGTTAATTTTGGAGCCTGAGTTACCTCAAAGGTATCTGAACTACTACTCACTGCAATATCAGTAATTGATCCATAGTTGATCTCATGATCTGATTTTGAGTGAATAATTTCTACCCCATTTACAAACATTCCAACTGCTGTGTTTCCTTCAACAATTTCATATTTAATTTTTGTTTCTATTGGTTTTACTGGAAAAATTTTTAGAAAATTTTGTGAGGTTATATTTTTATCTGAAAGTCTATAAAGAGATATTTTATGACTATTTGCTGATAAAGGTATAGGAAGTATTGGAATTAAAGTTGAAGTTTGTACATTCTTTCTATTAAAACATAAACCAATTCTATTAGAATCAATTTTCTTTACATAATAATTACCTTCTTGCAAACCATCTAATGGTTCTATCTGAACTTGATTACTAATAATCGGTTCATATTTTACTATTTGACCACTATAAAAGTTATGATTGTTGATAGTGATATAATAATTAACTGTATCTATATCAGCGTTAGTAAAAGTATATGAGTTATCATCTGATGATATTTCATATGATGGAAGTCCAGATGATGATACATAAACATCTGTATAATCATCAGAATCTATGTATGTATTTTGAGTCTCAGTAACAAAATCTCCTAATCCCTGATATATTGAACTTTTTGATTTATTTAAATTCCTTCTAATAAAAACATCTGAAGCTGAGACACTACTCAATATTGATGTATTTGAAAAATCTAATTCTATATAATTTGGTTTTATGTCAGCAACTGTTGCTGTAGTGATCAATGAATTTGTGGTTTTATTATATAATGATAAGGTATCCGATAGAAAAATATTTTTATAAGTATTTAATACAAATTGTGATCTTACTGAAGAAACTGTTTGAAAGGAAACTACGGAATATGTATTTCTTATATTGTAGATCCAAGAAGTAAAGATGGGATCCTTATTATTTTCATATCCAAAAGATTTAATATTGATTTTATCGCCAACGGAAAGATATCTAGTATTTTCATTATTCAATCCAGATATCACATTAGTAATCGAAAATATTAATTCAGATCCATCCACAGTTCCTTTTAGGAAATTGTCTTCATACAAATTAGTTGATTCCTGGATGGTTCTCCCCAAGCCAACAGTAGAACCCAATCCGACGCATCCTAAAAATTGAGTCAAAGTTTTTGAAGAATATGTAAAATAATCTAATCCAGTATTCGTTTGATTTTTTATTGCAATAGTACCAGAGGTATCAAAACCAACAGTGGAGTCTACTGAAATAACCGTATCTCCAATATCAACTTTTTCTGTCAATATTGTTATAGCCGTATTTGAAAAAGACCCTTCCAATGTGGATTGATCAAATCCAATTTTGCTATAAAATTTTTCTTGGACTTCTGGAATGTTTGTATAATAGTACACAACTCCAGATGCGCCGGCAAATCCAACTTTTGCTGGTTGTTCTAACTGAACTCCTTTTTTGAGTTGTTTGACATCACCTGTTAAGTCCTCTGCAATAATGAAACTATTGACGACCCATTGACTATCTGATGGTGTAAACAAATAATCACTAGGTCTAATAAAAGAAATATCAACTCCAAATAAAACATCGAAAAGAATTCTAAAAGATTTCTCAGTTCCTTTGGACTTATAGAAGTTCTTGAGATATGTAAATAAATTTGCGGGATTGATATTAGTATTAATCCCAACGTTTTCCAATCCAGGAGCGTATTGATATTTTAAATCTTGATAGAACTTTTGTATAAAAAGATTGCTTAAATTTATTACTTTTGTTCCAGAATCATGATCAGAAGCAACAGTGTCTAAAAATACGAAAGTATCTGGAGAATTCATTTCGTTTAAACTTTCTACTCCAGAAAATCCACGAATACATCCAGTGAAACTAGTTGAAGTGATTCCAGTGTATGTGATGATTTCATTATCAATTTTAAAAAGACCATATTTTGATGGCCATCCATCTGTAGATTCAACGCCAATGGTTTCACTAAAAGAGGTAATGTCTGAAGTTAAACTTGTATTTGATACTAAAGTTTCTTTATTTAAATTCTCATGTTTTACATAATTATCAAGATTGTTAATTATGTCTAGAGGTCCTCCTTGAAATTCTTGTGAATTATAGTATTCTTTTAAAAATTCAACAAAAAAAGGATTACTGTCTGAAAAATATTCAGGAATCTGATTCTCAATAATTTCAGATATTTTTACTCTCTTTAGATCTTTAATAGACATTACTTTCTAATGTATTGGGTTTCTAGTGAATCGAGATAGCTTGAAGTTGGGATGAATCTGGTTCCAGAGGAATTTGATCCAGACTCAATCAAATCAGGAACAATGTCAATATTACTTCTATTTAACGTAAATCTGACATAGATATCTGTCAGACCAATAATATCATTTGATTCTGGAAGTGCTTCAATTTCAACTAAGTTGCCACTTTTTGAAGTTTCTGTGATTACTAAATCATTAATTAAAATTTCACCTTTTACATAGTCAATCGTACCGACATTTGTTAAAACAATTACTGGTTCATTTTTTACTAGTTTGAATATAAAAACTGTACCAGAAATGTCTGTAACTTTGTTATCAGCTAAATATACTAAATTGTCCTCGCCAGCAATTCTAAATCCAGTCGATCTAATATTGTATGAGGGTTTATATACATGTATCTCATTGCCATAACAAATTTCATAATTTGTCTCTGCACTTAGATTTGCAATAAGTCTCTTGTACATAACAAGTTTAGTTATGTTTGATGTAATTGCCTTGTGTGCAGTATCAATAATGTTTAAAATTTTACTATACTTTACTCTACCACCAAATCTGTTTAGTTCTGGAGATTCTCCATATTTTTGAAGAGCAGTTACTACTTTATTTTCAATCAATTTGGTATCACTAGTAATTGTTTGATTGTAGTAAACGGAAGAAACAACATCAACAAATAGGAATTGGAGATCAACAAACTCTGGAATAATTCCAACTACTGAATAATTTCTTAGTTTATTTTTCAAATCTCTTTTATTGAAATCTGAAAGAAAGAATCCATTTTTTGGTTTAACGCAAATGAAAACTTTTCCAAATTGTGGAGGATCTAATTCTTCTCCACCATATGCTGTAACAGATTCTGTATTTGGAAATAATTGTGTTATGACAGTTTCATAGTCTTGTGTCGTCACAGCTCGATATTGAGATGCGTATGTTTTTGGTGCATATTTCTTAATTGATTCAATACTTTCAATAACATCACCATTCTGAGCTTTTGATACGGTTGTTATCGATGGAGACACTGAAGTAATAAAATTGTTTTCATTATCAACTAGTAATCCAGAAAATGAAAACTTTTGAACTCCATTTCCAAGTGTTCCATTACTGATTATATAAGAGACTTCTACTTTATTTCCATCATCGAGTTTTCTTCCATAGATTCCATCACCAAAAACAATCTCATATCTTTCATCTGATACTTCATATAGATAGAAAACTTCACTAGAAGAATCAACTTCAAAAATATTATCTACTTGTCTATATTCCCTATAAGCAGTTGTTTGATCATCAAGAAATACTTTTACTCTTAAAGTACTTGTATCAACAAAAGAATTTGGAATGATGAATCTTTGATTTGTTTGATCATTATTTACGATGAAGTTTGTTTTTGCAAGCACTCCTTCATAGATGTCAATTTCATTGAAAAACGCAACACCATCTCTTACTGGAACTATAATATCTTCTGGTATTGAAAATACTACATTACTATTTTTGGAACTTGATGTTGAAACTAATCCTTGTTTTAAGGTAACAGAAAGAGCCTCTGTTTGACTACCCAAAAACAAAGATATGTCTATAGTTGCAACTGCAGATCTGATAGATCTTGGAACATAACCAATATTTCTTGCTAATGAGACTACATTATCCCTTAATGTTGCCGTCTCAATAAACGCTTCATTCGCCACCATATTGGCGTTATATGAATTGATGTATGTGTTGTATGCAAGGACATCAATTAATACAGAAAGATTCGATCCCTCAAAATCAAAATCAGTAAAGTTACCATTTGACCTGAGGTAATTCTTAATACTCAGTTTTATGTCTTTAAAATCTAAATTAGTGAACTGAGTAAATGCCATTATACTTTGGTTGACTGTAGGACAAATTGGAGATTTTGGGGAACATTTTCAGAACCAATGATTGTATATGCAATTGTTACGGCACACTCATATGTAACGTCATTAAAAATTGATTCTACTTTTCTAACTCTCACTCTTGGTTCATAATTCTCAATAACATCTCTGATAGTGCTTTCAAGACCGATAATTCGTTCAGAAGTTCCAAGATCAAAAAGATACTTACGAACTGATGAACCAATATTTGGTGCAAAAAATCTTTCCCCCCTGTTAGTAAATACGAGGTTTAATATAGATTTTTTGATTGCATCATCGTCTCTGATCAAGATAATGTCGTTTGTATTAGGATTCTTTTTGAAGGAAAGACTAATATCAACGAATTTTTTATCAGAAGCGACTCTAGATAACCTAGAAATCATTGATTTTTATAGTTCTACGGATTATTTATAGAGCTTTTTACATTGTGATTTTGCCATAACTGGGTTCTGTTCCATATTCCCAGTCATCATAATCTTCATCGTTGCGAATTCTTTCGTGCAATTCAGTTTGTTTTGAAAAATTATGATTTTTTGGGATAAGTTCGTCGTGATTAACCTCTCTCAAAAGGTTTTCTGACCCATAATCTGTTACCAAAGCGGTTGTTCCCCACATTTGGTACATGTAGTCTCTGTTTCTATCAACTTTTTTTGTCATTTTGCTCCTAATTCGAGTGAATTAGAACTTTTTTAGGGGTTGCTATCCCTTTTTTTGACAATTTCGTAGTCTTCTTGCAAAATTTCTTTTAAATATTCGTCATCCCAGTAGCTATAATAGTCAGTTTTTGCTAATTTTTCACGAAATCTCTTCAATTTTTCTTTCGGTTGCGCTATAATTAGGTTGTAACGACCATTATTTGTGTTGACTCCATTAATAAAGGTGTCATATGACCTACAATCTTCAAAAAAATCCCACTCTTGGTAGTGACGATTGTATTTATCGACCCATGTCATCATTCCATAAAGACTGAAACGGTCTTCGACAATAAAAATGACAACATCAAACCCTTCAATAGGTTTAATGTTGTCAATGGATGTTTCTACAATTTTAAATTTGGAAGAGGAAGCAAAAGGGCAGATCGCGAAGTTTCCCAATTCTGGTCGAAGTTTGGAAACTTCTTTAATCCACTCAAGAATGTATGCTTCCTTTTCGTTCATCTACCTTGACCCCTGTATGCTTTTTTCTTTCCGTTCCTTGAGGTTGCGCTCAATTTAGTCATGGAGCTTTTGCCTTGACGAGTCATTTTAGGCTTAGACTGAATGAGTTTAGAATTCGTGAGAGAAGGGCGCTTTGCCATAAAAACCTCCTAAGTTGTCAAATAATACGAGTTTTCTCATGACCCACCCGAACGATGGGGTTACACCAGATTTCAAAACCGGCTTCCTTGGCATCAAGACAGAATGAAACGTCCTCGCCACACATATCCTGAACTTCACCCGATTCAAAGACTTGCATCTTAGGTGCGAACCAGGGATATTCCAATTTTTCAAAAACGCCGTTCTTGATAAGAACCCAACCAAAGCCTGTGTAGTCTACAGTGAAGGGTTTGCGACGTTTGCTCATGGTTTCTAGAGTTTCATGGTTCATGACTCCACCATTGTTGCGGAAGTCATCTTCCTCTAACCAGTGTGCTACCGAAGTGGTGTGCCCATCTTCAGTGCAATACCATCCTGCAGCAATCTCCTTATCCATTGCAATAAGACGGTAGAATGCTTCTGTGTTGAAGACAATATCGTTGTCAATCCACAGTTGGTAGTCATAATTCAGTTTACCATCCCAGGGTACTTGCTTTGGTCCACGGAGAACATTTGCACCAAGTACTTTACAACGTGCAAAGTTCACCATCGAACTGTAATCCTGAGAGATCTGAATACTCATTCCGTTTTGTACAAGATCAAAACAGAGTTGTACAAAATTCTTCAGAAAAATATATGAACATCCTCGACCAGGTAGACAGAACACAACTGTCTTACCTTTTGCTAGTTCTTTTGCTTCTTCAAGATTAAAATCATCAGAAGTCGCAGGTGAAGGTGTCTTTGCCTTCACAGTAAATCCTTTAGTCATAAAATCCTCAATGGTTTTATAAAGTGAATCATATCATAGGTTATTTAGGGTGTCAACGTTGACGTTCGATCATTTCAGAAGACAACGTTGTTTGCATTAACCCTGATTTCTTTACAATTGCTTGAGTGGATCCTATAACAATTGCAAGAGAAAAGAAAAAGAAAAATCCGATGATCTTTCTAGCAACATCTGGGTATAAGTACAAAAACCCCAGAAAAGCTGTTGTGCGTTTGTTCATTTTAATAAATAACTAGAAACATTAATTCAGTAAATGGAATCTAACCTTAGGAACTTAATCGAGTCATATTATTCGATTTATGAAGAAGAAGAAGTTGAACTTGATGAAGGAATGACCATGAAGGACTTCAAACAACAAAGAAGTCGTCAAAAGCAAAAAGAAAAGAGAGCATCAGATAAGATTGCTCCTAATCGCAGAAAGGATATTCATACTGATAGACTTTCTCCTGAGAGAGCAGCAAGACATCGTGCTAATGTAGATCCTGACTTTGAGGGTAATGATGAAAGAAACTATCCTGGTGGTAAGTTAAGAGCAAAAAAAGTTCGTAAGGCAAAAGCACTTGGAGAGCTTGGAGAAGGTGTTGACATTTTCGACGCAGTTCTCGAGCATCTGGTTTCCGAAGGATATGCAGATACCAATGAGAGTGCTCTCGTCATTATGTCGAATATGAGTGAAGAGTGGAGACAGAGTATTATCTCTGAGGCTCCTGGTGAGTGGTTTGGTGGATTAAGAGACAGAGCTCGTGCAAGTAGAGCTTCACAGATGCAGTCAATGCAACCAACACCAAAAGCAGGTCCAAGTGTTTCTTCACCATTTGCCAAGCCATCAAGTAGAACTGATAGTGGTAGATTGACCACTTATGGTGCTGGTGGTGGTTCTGCAGCAGAAAGAGCAGGTCAAAGTCGTGCTCAAGTTATGCAACAAGGTGCAAAGAATCTTGAGAATAAGAAGAGAACTTCTGGTGGGCCAGATCCAAACTTCGGGCGTTGATATAATTCTCTAAGACTCTTTTATACCCCTGGGAATTTTTTCCTGGGGGATTTTTTTAGCCGGCAGATTTTTTTTATTAACGTTTTATAAGTAGCGCGTTTTCAAAGTTTTGTAGGTTAGGGTAGTTAGCGATTTTAATATCACCGCCGCGCGGGTATAACAATACCATTATATCATGAACTGCTGCCCTGCGCTATACTTAGGAGCACGAAGTGTTCGTGCTCCTGCTATAACTCACTCTACGCTCTCTGCATCATACTCATAAGAGAGATCTTCATACCAATCAAGTTCATTATCATCCTCATCAATGAATTCATCAATCCAATCAATGTTCAGTGTTTCCATAATAATCCTCCTCAGTAAGATGCGATGACTGCTGCTTTTTGACCACTGGCAACTGATGCAGCACCAGGAACAGCGTTATGAAGAAAAGCACCCTTAGGTGCAGCAGCACTCCAGTTAGCAGACTTGCGACGACGCTTAGCAGTGCTGGGGAGTTTGGTGTATGTCACCTCACCACGAATGTCGGCAAGGATGATATCCAGGGACGATGCAGTTGCCAGTTCGCTGATAGTCATGAGAGTGAAGATGTAGGGTGAAAAGTGTTAACGAAGGATCAGAGTTCGTTCATCATCTCCAGGATTTCATCGCAGTTGATCTCTTCATCATCCCAACGAACTCCATCCTTAGTGGTGAACTTATCAACGTTCTCCATGCAACGGATGAACTTATCGTAGGGGGTTTCGCCAATAGCACAGTAGGTCACACATGCTTTGGCGGTGTTATACAGCCACTGATCATTCTGAATCCAGAGAGCAACATTCCAGGTCTCATAATTTGCCCAACCGTTGTAGCGCTTGGGGAGGATCTTGGTTTCCAGGGTTGCGGTGGTCATGGGGTTTCCTGTTGACTTGATAATTGTAGGCCCTAGGTGGGAGCTTTCAGAGCCCCCTTGTGCCACTTTTAGAACTGGATGGCTTCTAGCGTGGGTTGGGGGGATTCGGTGGTAGCCTCGGGAGATTCGGTGAGAGCATCAAGAATGCTCAGGATTTCATTACCAGTGCTACCCTGACGAAGCATGGAGATGTAGATTTCTTTAGTCATGATGTTTGGAAAGAAAGTGTAGTGAATTGTGGGTAACTTTAGGGCTAACCCATTCCCATAAGTTCAGTTCAGACGCATCCCAGAGAAGAAAGGAACTGCTCCTCCTTCCTGTTGCACGAACCACTCAAAGTTCTTTTGAAAGACTCGCTCACCAGGGCAACCATGCTC